TGTTCCTTCTGAACGAATACTTGTTTTAATATAGTATAAAGTTTTTCTAATACCTGCATCACCATAATCCATATCTGGTGTTTTATATTGTGCAACAATATTAGAACCATCAAAGCTATTTCCACTATCGTGTTTAAATACATAACCACTTTCATCTGAATGGAAAAGAACTTCACTTCCATCTTCTGCTGTACCAGAGTGTGTTACTTTAGCAGCTATACCTTTTGTTTGACTCCACTCATATACTCCTGCACCTGTAGAAGATATTTTAAATGTTCCTATAACACCACCTTGAATATTATTTGATGTTCCAGATTTAAAATAAAATAATCTGTATTGACTTTTTTCTCTAATCACCATACTAGCAAATCTAATTGATGATAAGAAAGGCATTACTTCATCTCTAAATAATGGCATTATCTTTCTACTAATAGAACTTAATTCTATATCGTCAATTCTAGCTGTTCCTGCGATAGTTCTTAAACCATCTGGTGCTAAAAAAATTAAATCTCCACCTATCTCTTGAACTGTATTACCACTTACGCATCCAATGTTTTTTGTTACACCCGATACTGTAGGAGTACTATCTAATCCAGATATTTGAAATATACTTGTTTCACAAAAAACAATAAGTTTATTTCTAAAAGGTTTTATTGTTTTTACTTTATCACCAACATCTATTGTTCCTGCTGATGAACCTGTAAAATCTTCTGGTTTTAATCTTGTACTATAACTTACTACTTGTGGATTATCTGCATCTCCTGCAACAATTAATCTTTCACCAAATATTGTAGCAAACTTAGATTTTTCTGGAGCAGACCTTCCTACTTCTTTAAAGAAATAAGTATGTGTTCCACTAGCTATATCTATTTTTAAATATGCAGGTTGATTGTTTCCATCTACTATAAATAATTCACCATACTGTGATTCACCTTCATACAAAGCAAACTTACAATCTGATTGACTGATTCTTGCTATTGCTGAACCACTTGCTAATTGTGTTGCATCTGCTCCATTCTTTTTAATAGATTGACTTGAAGCTGTTGCTACAAAATTACCATCAACTGTTAGTGATGTATTATTTGTAATAGACAATACATTAAAAATTTCATTGTTAATTTTAATGTCATCACCTACTGCAAACTGTCCAGTAAAATTTGTTCCACTTCCTGTTACAGTTGGTGAACCTGCTGATACTGATACTGTTCCTGTCTTAGTTATATAAGTATCTTTATTTACTTGTGTCCATGTTGTTCCATTTGGACTATAATAAATATTTGAACCTTGACAAGCTACGACTCCTTTTGCGTAACTATGAATACCTTCTATGTTTGCACTAGTTGTATCTGGAGTATTAGTACCATACTTAGCAAAACCATTTATTCTTCTATATCCTCCATGGATTGAAGATTCATAGTTTTCTAAAGTTGTTGCGACTCCGGGTGTTCTAAATAAAGTATGTGTTGTACCTACTAAGTCTAATCCACCTTCGCATGTTACTGATACACCTTGTTCTGCCATTTAACAATTCCATGCTCTTAATGATTTATTAATTCTACTATTAGGGTCTCTTGCTGTTTTTGCTGATGTAAGTTTTTTCTTCATGCCTTTCATCCTCGCACAGAAGGATGCCCTTCTTTTATTACCAACTTTTTTACTTGGTGCTTTTAAATTTCCGCCTGTTGACTTATTGTAAGATGCACGACCTTTTGCATTTAATCCACCTTTAGGATTCTTACCTTCTTTTCTTTGCCAAGCTGCTGTCTTCGCCATTATATAACTCTTGTTCTATCGTCAGTCATTCTATCTGGAAAAGGTTCAATTAATTGTTCTCTCATTGTTCTTAAACCTTTTTTATATTCTGCGTCAGCTAGTTGTGATTGACTTATGTTATCTTTAAATTGATGTACATAATATCTTGCTCTTGCAAGTAATACTGTAGTATATTGTTGAGGGAATACTACTGTATCTCCATGATTAGTTAATTCTTCTGGTTGTGAATATGCAAAGAAATAAACTTTGTATTTACCATTAGGTATTGGTGATAAACCAAACTTATCATTCTTTGGACTTCTAATAATTCTTTGTGGAATACCAAATGTTTGTGTATTACTTTTATCTACTGATTCAGATATTGCATAATGCTTACTCCAAAACTCTGTAGTAATAGGTCTTAAATTTCTTATTTCAAATGGTGCTGTTTTTCCAGATACACCTTCTTCTGTTAAGACTACATTCTCATAATCTATAAACCCATAGTCATTTGTAATGTTAGTTGAACTTGCGTTAAATTTGTACCACCTAGTTCCAGAGACAGTCTCAACTGCAACATTTCCATAATAGTTATTACTTGGGTCACCGACTGCTAAAAAACTCCATTTATCTTCTGCGTTACAAATATCAAAGTATGCTCTATTGATTGCATCTTTTAAATACTTTTGTATTCCTTTTGCATTTGCAAATGAAACACTTGACAGTTCAACTTCATTCAATTCTCTTACAAGAGTATTTGTTAAATCTAAAAATGTTCTGAAGGGTGCTGCCATTTAATTCTGTTTCTGTTAATATTATAAAAGAGAGGGCGAAATTAATCGCCCCCTCAATATTAAGATTAGTCTATAGTGTAGATTGCTTTAACTAAAGCATCTGGTCTAAGAACTTGTCTTCCATATACATGAAGACCTCTAACGATATCACCGAAAGTGTCGGTGTCTCTTAAAGTCTCAATGTTTAAGATTGACTGTGCAGTCGCTGTTGACGAGATATGTCCCGCTAAACATTGACCTGTAGCATTTGAAGTTGCAGGTATGTTAGAAGATTTATACATTTGGAATCCTCTAATTGAACCAGACGCAACTAAACCATTTCTTACACCGCCATCACCTTGATTGAAATCAGATGACATTAGTTTAGAATCAGTACTTGCTAGTTCTTCATAGAACTCTGGTTTTGCAACAAACCATCTTTGGTCTTCTGGTACTTGCGAGTCATCAAGAAGTCTAGCCATTCTAGCCATGATAGCTAAAGGGCTAAGTTCTGAACCGCCATTACCCATATCAAGAGGGTTAGCTTGTTGGAATGTAGTTGAAGCTGAACCACTTCCATCACCACCAAGAATGTGGTCTGGAGATGCTGATACACCTGCGAACATTGCAGTTAATACTTCTGCATCCATTGTGTTCTTAAGTGTGTAAGCTGCACTTGATGCACCAACTGATGCAAAGTTGATATGAGAAAGTTTTTCCTCGATATCATCAACTATAAACTTAAAGCTATTTGCTTTGTCAATTACAAGAGTAAGTTCTTGGTCAGTTAAATACTGCTTAGTAGTACTTGCTGCTCTTGTATAAGCCGCAACTGTGATTTCTGGTTCTTTGATGATTTTTACTGTATCACCGAAAGCCGCAATCTCACCTGCGTAGTCTGTGTTTGTTATTGCTTCGATTACAGAAGACTTTCTAAAGAAGTTTTGAATCTTCTTCGAAAATATTTCTGGTACGAAGAACTCATTTTGTTGTCCACTAGTAGTATCAAAGTTACTTAGATTACTATTAGAGGCATTTTGAAATACCGCCATGATATTCCCCTTTCTTATTGTTAAGTTAAGTGATTAACAATGTGCGGTCTTTAATTTAGTAAGTCGGATTACCAGAACCTCTGCTTGGTCTGTTACCCATGTCATTAATGACACGACCTTCTGACATAGCATCAGTTATTGATTTTTCGTTCTTATCAAATTCTGACTGCGACATTGCCGCTATTTGAGAACGAGTCCAAATCTTTTTAGAACCATAGCCGATTTCTTTGCTGTTTTTAACTTTCACCATTTCTGATGCAGCAACTAAGTCGCCAGATAATTCTGGTTTAGATTTTGACTTGCCGGTATCCTGTTTGAATAAGTCTATTGCTCTTGAAGCAAGTTCCGCATTTGTTGCGTTTCCATAAACCCATCCCTTAATCGCTTCGGGTTGACCTTCCGCCCAGTTATGAAAATCATCTGACTCACGAATTTCTTCAAAGTCTGGATGTAATCTCGCTAACCTAGCTTCTGCTTTTTCTTTGTTAACAGTTTGATTTAATTCCTTAAGACCTTTAATCTCTTGTTTTAAATCTTCTGTTTCCTTAGAACTTCTAAGATGTGCGACTGTCTCCACAACACCATAAACATCTGGGTATTCTTTCTTAAAAGCTTCGATTTCCTCGGCACTCTTAGGTGCTTTGTACTTAGGTCTATTAGTTCTAATCTCTGCTAATAGTTCCTCTTCTCTTGACTTAAAAGAATTAACCCGACCATCATAATGTTTCTTGAGGTCGTCATATCTTTTTTTGTAGTCAACCTTTTGATAAGGTTTGTCAGCTTGTTCTTCCGGAGTATCTTCCTCTGGTTCTTGTGACCTCATTGTGTCAACAACAACTTTTGGTTGGTCCTTCTTAACCGCCATTGTATTAGCATCTGCAAAAGGTTCTTTTGCGTTTGCTTCTACTTGTTTATAATCAATATAATCCTTTTTAGCATTATATGGATTTGCTTCTGTTTCATTACTCTGCTGAGTAGCTTTACTATTTAGTAAAGTGTCTGCATTACTTTCAACCATTTTTAATCACCTTTCTTGTGTTGGGGTTTTGCGTTTTGCAAAAGTAGCCGATATAGAGTGCCTAGGTGATTGCCCGGGTAGCTCTATATATTATACTTATTGGCAGATAATAATCCACCATTCGCCATCATGGGTTGTCCAGATTCCATTTGAGAATCTTGAACTGCCATACTGTTATCATACTCTGCTTCTGCTGATTTCATCATCTTTCGTAGTCTGTCCACACCAAGTTGCTTTGTAGCTTTTGCTGTGAATACAAACTCACCATCTGATAACATTGCAGGTATAGAGTCTGAAGTTCCTGTTCCCGGTCCATCTACTTCGCCTTCACCGGTAAATTCTTTTGTAGTTAATTTGACAATCACATCCATAATATTAGGATGCATTTCAATAACTTCTTCTAATAATTGTTCTTCATCTGAAGTTAAAACAGAAGTATCAACTTGTGCTTCAACATTCATATCATTATCTTCACTAGGTGTCATTGCATCTTCCATTTGCATTTCCATAGAAGTTTCTGCTTCTGGTGAAAGTTCTGGTATTGTCATACCTTTATCTTCTACTTCTCCACCTTCTGCGTAAGCTTGATAACCTACATCTTCTACTTTACCAAGTCTAGGGTCACCACCCATTAAACCACCTGTTGCAGCTTTTTTAATATTTGCTTTATTCATAGTAATTTTATTATATTGTAGTTCACCTATTCGTTCTTTGATTTTAGCATCTGGTTCATTTGCATTTTTCATTGCACTATAAACTGCTAATGCTCTGTTGTAATTATCTTCTACAACATCACCTGCTTTATATCTTGCTCTAGTTTTATCAAATAATCTTAATGGAGTTCCTTCTCTTACACTTTGTGGTGTGTTAGTATCATACAATCCCATAGTAGGTGCATCATCAGAAGCGGGTTGCATAAACCCATCCATTTGATTTTTAATTTTACTAGTAGCCATAAAACTATTTTCCTTTTTTCATTCCTTTTTTCATCATGCCACCATACATCATTTTTTTCTTCTTCATCATTCCTCCACCCATCATTTTCTTTTTAGGTGGTCTTCCTTTTTTAGAACCATAAGTTCCTTTTCCCATTGGCATATTATTACTCCTGTTGTTGATTAAGTTTATTAGTTCGTTCCAGTTGGATTAACTGTTCCAGTAAATTCCATTTCCCCTGTTTGCGGTACACTTCCTGTTCCGATTGTGCCATTGCCAACTCCCGAGTTGTCTGGGCTTGGAGTGTCAGTAGGTACTCCTTGAGGGGCTTCCATTGGGGACTCTGGACTATCTGCTCCACTAGCTTGTGTTGTTCTTGCATTCTGTAATCCTATAATCTTAGCATATATTTCTGCTTCATTAGGGTCATTGATAACTGTCTCTGGGTCAAGGTCTAATGTATATGCTAGTTCTTTTATTAGTTCCGGAATCTTTACGAATGGTGCTATCGAAGGATTCTGTACACTTTGTAAGAACATTGTCAATCTTTGTGACCTTACTTCTTTTTGCATTAAAGAAGATGTTCCTGTTGCCTTAACTTCAAGGTCTCCCTCTATTGCTAAGTCTCCTTCATAAAACTGCATGTTCCATTGGAAGTATGCTTCGCCTAAAGGTTTTAATAAGAAATCGTCTAAATTTTTTACGACAGTTTTTATATTTAAGTTTGCTGCTGATAATAACATTGACATACCAGAAGCTGTTCTTGTCATACTTTGAACACCTGTTTGTCCATGTGAGTATGAAGGTATTCCTGTTGACTCATCTGCCAACTGTCTAAACTTATCAAACATCATCATGTTTTCAGTTGATGTGTTTGGAAACTTTAATCCATGAATTGCTTGACCCGGCATACCTGCTTGTCTTCTAAATATCTTGCCCGGATATACATCCATGTTTTGTCCTGCAACTAATGCTGACTCATCAACATCAAATACAAGTGAACCCGACAATGCTAAATTATCAATTGCCATTCTTGCATGACCATTCATAATTTGTTGAGCATCATTCATATTTTCTGGTACACCTATACCAAAGAAACTATATGGATTCTTCTCATAAGGAAATGCATTGTATGGTATTCTATAAGGTTTAAATGGATTGACTACCATTCTTAAAACTCTATTCTCAGTTACCCATGCATTAACTTGCATTTCTTTCTCATCATCCATTCCTTCTGGAATAGGAATCTGAGAGTCTTCTAAAACTTTTTTATCTACACAACCCCAAAACTCTAGTACTTCAAATCTATCTGTCTCAGTTGTGTTTGAGTTATCTTCATTCTTAATTTGAGTTTCAAATGTTCTGTTCTGATAGTTAGGACCATCTTCTAAAGTTTTTAATACTTCTTCTTTATCAAAGAAAGGTCTATCTAATAAATCTCTTAATTGATTTCTATTTAGTTTGTGTCTATGTACAACATATTCACACTCTTCAATATTTTTTGCATTAGGGTCTGGATAAAAATCCCATGCACTTACAAATTCTAATCTAGGAACTTTAACTTCTTCTGGTGTATAACTTCTTGTACCATCTTCATTCTTTACATATCTGTGTAAAGTTTTATTAAAAGTAAAAGGACCTTTGATAATTCCTGTTCCTAATAAACAAGATTCAAATATTGCACTTCTTAATTCTTGTGACCCACTAGACTCATCAATCTCGTCATGGATTAATTTTTCCATTCGTCTTGCTAGTGTAGTAGCAGGTCTTATTTGTGCCATCTCTGGCAATGGAGCAGAACCTTCTTTAACAGCTTTGTCTCCTAGTTCATCTTTAAGTGAACCTAAAAATTCTTTATCTTCTTGTAGTCCAGTAAATGTTGCACCCTTTGGTAACTCTCTACCATCACCTTCGAATCCAACCAAAGACATTTGCTCTGGTGACATTGATGGTTGTGATTGGTCTGGTCCACCTTCTATACTTGGTCCAGAGTTTTGTAGGTTCTCTCCTACAGGATTAAGATGAGCATATTCAGCTACACCTTCTGGTACTTTTGTTTCTTCTACTGATATTGGAAACTTGTTAGCAGAAAACAATACATCTACTAATTGTCCATACGCAGCTAAAACTTTTGTCTTAGTTACTTTTACAAAGACTCTTGACTTCTCATGTTCTCTAAAACGAACATTCTTATAGTACTGACCTCTATAATTATGAAAAGCTTCTAGCCATCTGTCTTCATCAGATTGCCTTGCTCTTTCCGAAGTGACAAACTTTTCATAGACATAGGAAGCTAGTCTTGTAGCTTCTTGTTCTGTTTCTTGTTTGTTTTCGTCAGTTGATTCGGGATTGTCTTTATAGTCTGCCATAATTACTTATACCTTTATTATACACCTACTTAGGGTTATTGTCAAGTCTTTTATTAAATTCTTATCATTTTCTTAATTACACTTCTAGGATATACATTTCTATCCCCAAAAGATACCTCACCATTATCATTTTGGTAGGAAGCAAAGCTATATACATACTTATCAGTCTTCTTGAATATATAAGCTTCGGTGTTAATTGTAGCTACAGACATCTTAGAAAACTCATTAAAATCAGTAATCGAACTATCACCAACGATATCTTCCCATACTATTAGGTATTTGAAGTATTCTTTATCACCTATTATAATCGAACTAGTCTTCTTTGCCATTTCTACACCATTCTCTAAATGAGTCTTCTGGTCCTCCCATATCATTTAATCTGAATATCTTTGGGGCTTTCAAAACATACTCAACATTCTTTTTCTTTTTATGTTTCAGCATATCTTCGTAAGACATTACCTCATCATATTCTTTGCCGGTTGTTAAATCTTTGAAAGTATATACTGGCATACTACGAGAAGTATTTCTTTAACATACTAATTTGGTCATCATACTCAGCTATTATCTTTAATTCTTTTTCTATAGTCTCAAGTACATCTGGGTGTTCTGCTACACCTGCAGGGTTCTCTAAGAATATGTCAATGTTAGCTTTGTGTTTTTTAATATGTCCTTCTGCGTGTCCTATCAGACTTTCTATTATCTTTGCTCTCATTTTTGTATTTGCTAAAAACATGTTGCTCTCTATCCTCACTTCATTTTCATATGACATATCATTACTATGTTCTTTGTAATTATCATATGTTCGTTTCTCTTTCATCTTTAATAACCAAATGTAGGGTCAGATGGTGTAAATCTTTTAATCTCTCTCATCTGACTATAAGCTGAAGACTTTTGTGGTCTTGACATAATTAAATATCTAAGTGCATCATATGCGTGGTCTGATGCTTTAGTATCCACATCCTCGGGCTTATTAGGGTCAACAGGAATACTTTGTAATTCTCTTATTAAATTTACACAATTAGAAAATATTTGTAGCTTTGGTCTGCCTGTTGTCTTGTTTTGTTTTAGATACTCATGTATCTGTATCTTTCCTTGAATTCTATTTTTATCTGCAGGTCTCAACTTATGTCCTGCTCGGACCAATGTTTCTCCGACTGTTGGTCCTCCCACACCTGTCTTGTTCCAAGCGGCAGTATCTAATACTCCTTGAATACTTTTGTGGTCATCCTTTTCATATTCTGTTATCATGTTAGATAAGTCTTCACCTGTCAAACCTTTTCTATAAAGTTCTCTATAGACAATTAGTGTATCATCATCTGGGTCTATCGTTGCCCATACACAAGCAGATTCGGCAGCATAGCCATAATCAATTCCTTTATACTTAGTCCAATGTACTGGAATTTTAAAAGGAGGTATTACATGTATCTCGGGATTGAACTCGACAAATGCTGCACCTTCTGCTACATCCCAATTACCATCTAGTAATTGTTTTCGTTGTATCGGAGGTAACGATTCCAACATTTTTTCATATCGACCATCTTCTGATAGATAAGGATTATCTTCTAATCGTGCAGGAATAAACTTTCTTGTAAGACCATCTGGTCCTTTAAATGATTCATTAGGAGGATTTGGGTCGAGGTATCTTTTTCTCACCCAATGTCCACCAACTCCACCGGGGTTTGCAGTACACCGAATATAAGGTTTTATTTCTGGGTCTGTTGTTCTTAATCGTGATTGCAAGTATTGAAGTGGAAACTCTGTTGGGTATTGTGTTAATTCATCAACACCTATCCAACTATAAGCTTGTCCTTGATATCTGTACACATCTGCGTCTCTATCAAGATATCCAAACTCCAATGTAGCACCCGAGGGAAACTTCCATACCTTTTCTACTTCTCTGAACTTAGCACCCGGAAAAGCTTTGGTATATAATTCTCTGGACTTGTCTATTAATTCTCTTAACTCTGGCATACTTCTTCTTAGAAGTAATGCTCTGTGTGTAGGTCTATGCATGAACCTCAATGGGTCAACTAACATTGCATAAGATTTTCCTCCACCTGCTGCACCTCCATAAAGAACATCTTGTTCTCCGGCAGCTAAAAAATCTGTCTGTGGTCCATCATTCGGTTTAAAGACTATGGACTCTTTGTTTTCTTTTATAAAGTCTCTAACTTGTTTCGGTGCTTTATCAAACTCTGATTCAGTAAGAACTGTATTTTTATTGGTAGTTTGTTGTCGCTTTGGGTCAACCGCAAGTTCAACCTTTGTTAAAACTTTTTTCTTTTCGTTTAAATTATTTCTTTTCTTAGCTATCTTTCTTTCGAGTTTAGCTAATTCTTTTTCTTTATCTCTTAATTCTTTTCTAGCTTGTAGCTTTGCTTTAGTCTCCATAGACAAATGTCTAGGGGCTTTAGAACCTTTAGGTCTGCCAACCATTATACTTCCCTTTTGTCTAGTAATCCTTTTATCTTAGATTTATCAACTATCTTCTTTAATCCTACATAAGATATCTTACGACCAGTCTTATGTTCTAGTTGCTCAGATGCACCTCTCAATGATAGTGAACCATTCATTATGTGCTTCTTTGTTTCTTCTAATTCTTGTAACTGTTCCGGTATTGGTTCAAGGAAACCTTTTTCTTCTGATTCTTTGTATCCAAATGGTATAGTAGATGTTTTTCTTTTGGTCAACATTATGTGCCTAGACTTGGCTTATACTCCTGTACTTTAACTTCAATACATTGTGCATCAATATAGACACCTACAAATCCTGCTTGTTCGGATTCTTTCTTCATAACTTCTATTGCTACTGGTTTATATATTTCACATTCTGCGATAGAAGTAAAATACATTCCTTTTTGATAATACTGCGGACTTGTTGAAGTACTAAGGAATAGTAATAAATAAAATACTTTAGTCATCTTCAACCTCTATTGGTTGTGCGTCTATAATAGTTTCTTTCTTATCTGGTAGGATAAAAATTCCGCCACTATGATTGTGGTTAACATTTAAACTTTCTCTTTTAGCAACACCAACTCTATCCAACAATGTCTGTGCTGCTTGTAGTTTTGCGTTAACTTGTGGAATAGGTTCATCACTTTCTAAAACCTCAACTAACTTCTTCGCTGCTTTAGGTGCTGAATGGGCTAGTATCGTATTAGCTGTGTCGATAATCTCCTGTCGGAGACTTTTGACAACAGCATAATAACTAGTGTCCTCATAACCTGCAACTTGAAGTGCCGCTTTTATATCTCCTTGGGCTTCGCCACTTAAAGCATCTAAAAACTTTTCTTGTTTCTCAGTTAGGTTTCTGTTTTTGTTGGATTCTGTTGTTTGTAAAAAACTCATACTTCTTATTATACACCTCTAGTTAACATCTGTCAAGTTTTTTTTTTCTCTTGACAAATCCGCAGAGGGGTGTATAATTATATATAGACTGCCGGGGGCTATAACACCCCTATAATACTTTTTATAATATTTAGCCCCGCCAAAACCGGTGGGGTTTTTTTATGCCTGTAACGCACCCCCAACTAGTTAACACTATAATCTGATAATTTTGTGTGAGTGTTATATATATGTGGCGGGTAGGGGCTATGGCACTTGCCCATGGGTTGCATAGATATCTTATTTTAGCCACAATTTAAAAAACAAACAATTGCCCTATTGTATAATATATATATACCATAGATTTTATTTAATGTCAATAGAAAAAATAAAAAAAATTAAATTAAATTTATCTAGTTAACAAATATAATTTAAATATCATATCTATATATTATATTTTACTTACCTATATAAATTCAAATAATTCAATTAAATCAAGCTTTATAATAATTTATAAAAATAATTAAAATAATACTTGACTTATATATAATACTATGATTTAAAGCATTTATATTAACTTAATAAAAAGGATATAAAAAAATGATACAATTAAATAAACTTTCAAAAATCAAAAATAAACATTTTGAAAATGAAACATTAACTTATGATTTTGTAAATAAGTTAACTAAAAAAGCTAATAAATTTGGTTATGCTGTATTCTATAAAGTATCCCCAAATCATCAAAATATTAGTTATAATCTAATTGAAAAAATAACAGTACCATTAAATAACTAATATTAGTTAATTAAACTATAAAAGCCCCGCCCTAAAAAAGCGGGGTTTTTTTATATCTAAAATATTAGTTATATTAAATATATCTAAAAAATATATATAATTCTTATATATAATTCCCCTTTAAAAAATATAAAACTTTCCATGTTATCACAAATTAAAATTGAAGTCAAGATATTTAATTTAAAAAATAATTAACTTTTTTATTGACTTATATTTTAAATATGTTATCTTGCTTATATGAAAACAAAAAGACAAGATAAAAGAACTCGAGCATTGAATAAAAGAATTACAACTAATGCTAGAAATACTTTTATATCTATGTCAAGTATCTATAACCCATTACATATATCGTATTATGGCGGTATGAGTAAAGGAAGTAAATATTTTCATATAAAAAATAATATTGAAAATAAAATGATAAATAGACTTGACAAGATATTAAAAGTGTGTTAAGGTACTTTTATTAAAAACAAATAAAGACTTTGAGTAATACCAGATAAAAGCGGTTTCAAAGCAACTCGAGAAAGGGGTTATTATGGGCAAGTTAAATTTGCCATATAA